GCGCCGGAACCATTGGGGCGAATGATCCAACCTGGCCGGCAACTCTGCCAAGCGGGTTATCTTCTGCGGGAGCCAATGGCAGATTCTTTAGGAAATATTCAGACCCGTATGGAATCTTTTGCGCTGGTGCGTAGTTGTACTCACCGAATTGCTCCATTGGCATTGGCGACTGCGGGATGTTCGCAACATCAGCCGGTGTACCAAGCAAACCAGCAAACGTACCCCGCAGAAAATCTATCGGTGCATTCGCGGCGTACTCGCGCTGCTTGGGCGTTAAATCTGCCCTGCGTGCGAGGTAGCTGTAGTCTGGAGCCATAAACTCGTCCAGCAAGCCACCGCGCTTGCGTAGACCGCCTGGGTATGCTGTTGCCATCGTCTAGTCTCCAAGTAGTCCAGCGGGTGCTGTAGGAATCCCTTTACCGCCAAGGTAAGCAGCACGCTGACCAGCTTGTGAGCCAATCAGTTTGACAGCAGTGTTAACCTTCTGCTGTAAAAGAGCCATGGCGCTATTGTCAATGATGGCTTTCTGAACCAGTTGTGGATCACTCGATACCATCACCTTAGCGACTGCATTACGCTGCTCTTCGTTGAGGTTCGGAGCCTGCTTGTTGATGAACTTACCCAGTACGCGCATAGCAGTCATAGGGTTTGTGATGTTCATCAACTCTTCCGCTGAGATGTCCATCCCTACGCGAGCAGCTTGGCCCTGAGTAGGTGCTGTGGTGGAGCCACCAAGGACCACATTCTTAGTGCGCTGGGACTGCGCAGCCAGTTCAAGCCTGGACAGGATAGCTTGCAAGTCATCTTGCGGGTAAATGGTGCGCAGAATGCGTCCCTCTTTACTCTCAGGGTTTGCGAGTGTCGCCATCATCGACGCACGCTGGCCGGTACTCATCTTATTGCGCAGCGCATCCATTACGCCAGCACGCAATGCGCTAACTGATGCTGGGTCGCTTATCAGGTCGTTGAAGTAGATTTCAGCCTCATCCGCGCTCTTGCCAAATATCTTGCGGCCTTCTGCAAATGCGTCACGAGTAGAGCGTCGTGCAGCAGCCTGAGCGCGTGCATCTGCCAATGCCTTAGAGGAACTGTCAATCGCAGCGCGTAGAGACTCTTCTATTGTTTTAAGAGACTCACCAACAGCACCTCGGCCACCGGTATAAGCCTCGTTGACTGATGTTTGGATGCCACGGCGAATAATCTCGGCATCTTCAAGCGTAGGTGCGCGACTGAACTTAACATCGCCAGCAGCGTTGAATGAGAAGAATGGTTTTTTACCGGTCTGCGCGACATACAACTCGTTGATGTTCTTCACAGACTGAGGTGAACGCTTGAGCGCATCTGTCAATCCTGAAAGCAGCAGTGGAGATATGACTCCACCCTGACCAAAAGCATTTGTATATGCCTCTTTCTCAACTTGCTTTGCGGCCTCGTCTGACAACTTGTACTGCGCCATGACGTTGCCAGGTTGACCGGCTAGCTTTTGCTGCATCTCAGACACTGCCAAGCCACGCAATAGGTCAGGGCGGCCCTCAATGCCTTTCTGGATGGTTGTGGCTGCCTCTCCACCCTTGGAGTACATACCGCGCACTGCCATCGACATAGTCGCGTTTTCGGCCATGATGTTGCCGTTGACAATACCCTGCACTACTTGCTCTGGAGTCATGCCAGACTCTTTGACAATGCGCTGGATTTCGGTCTCAACAATCTTCGCTCCACGGTCACCGGTAAGGCGACGTGCGGAGTCCATCAGCTTGTCAACGACATAGCCACCACCACCAATAACGCCAGACACAACAGGAGCCGCTACAGCGCCAACTGCTGCACCCATAGGGACGCGAGATAGTCTGTCTATCGCATCACTCTCTCCGGTGTTAAATGCTGTCACTCCACCGATTCCTGCACCCCTAGCGGCCATACCACCCAATCGCGCCATCATTGGCGCTGTACGTGCAGCAATAGCTGGTGCAGCGGCCTGTGCGCCAGGCATCACCAAAGCGGCAGCAGTAGGCAGCAGACCGCCTGCGACTTCATAGCCTAGCGCAGCGCCTGGTTCTGCTTGCTGGTACGCCTTGGTCTTTGCCCTGATGTCTGCAAGTGCAGCGTCATAACTCTCACCAGCCATCGATCTCAGATACGCCTCTGCCTCGTCAGCGCCACCAAGCAGCAGACCCTGAGCCATAGAGCGCACACGCTGAGGTTCCACTGGTGCAGGCGCTGGTGCTGCTATAGGTGCTACTGGTGTAGCCAGCGCGGTGCGCAGCGCCATGAGTTGTTCTGTCGTGAAACCGGAGTAGTCACCGGCTTGCGCCTTGCGTAACTGCTCGTCAGTGAATTGGCTTAGTCCATCGCTCATCGCATTCCACCTCCACGTTGTTGCTGTGCGCGTTTTGCTAACTCAGCGTCAATTGCACTTTGAGCAGCATTTCCACCAGCAGCCGGTTGATATGGCGTAACAGTGTAGAAAGGCACATATTGCTCAGAACCAGGCAGTGCAGAGAATTTACCCAAATACTCTTTATGCTGACCGATACGGTATTGCGCAACCTTCTGAGCAGTCTGCAATGCAGTACGCAACTCAGCAGCACTCATGTTTTGGTCACCAACTGCTGCGCGGCGTAGCAATTCACGCTCTGGTGCAGTGATAGCGCCCTGGCCCTTCATTTGACCTGCTGCTGTGAGTTCCTGCTGCGCAAGTCCTTGCACCAAAGTCTGAGTCTTAGCGAGAACCTCATTGGCGTCCTTCCCGACAATACCAAATTGCTGGCCTACGCGAGTGAGCGTAGTCCGGTAATCTGCCAATGGTCCGGTAATAGCACCGCTGAGTGCTGGAAGAATCCTATCGACATTCATAAGGGTCTCGTTTGCAGACCTAGCTTGCTCTGTCATAGCTCCCATTTGACCAACAATGTCCTTATTGATTTCGCCAGCTCGCACTTTTTCACCAGTGTCAACTTTTACGCTTGTAGTGTTTTGCGCTGCACCAGCTTGGCGTAACTTGATTACGCTATCAAGAGTTGCTGGAAGTCCAAGGTCTCGCAATATCTTGATTTCGTTTGGAGTTCCTTCTGGATGCAGTTTTTGCAAGTTTTCTAATGTTGCGGGTAACCCTACAGCTTTCAATTTCTTGATGTCATCAGGAGTTGCTTCTGGAATCACAACATTAGGCAAAACGTCATATCCACCCATTTTTTTGTACCTGACAGTGACATCTTTACCGTCAATTGTCATTGTTTTGGGTTCTCCGATGTACTCCTTATTTTGTTCAATCATTCGAACAGCTTCCTTGTAACCCTCTTTAGCTGGTAACTTGGATACAAGCATTCTCTGTTCTGGGGTAAGCAGTGCAGCACCAGATGGTGCTGATACAGCAGGCATTGCACCGCTAGGAGCGCCAATCATTGCAGCGCGTTCCACTGTAGGACCAACAGGTAGTCCTGGTGCATTGATAGCCTGATCTGGCGTAATGGCAGAAGTAGGTTGCGTACCAACTTCACCGCCTACACCACCAGTAAGCCACTGCTGAAATGATTTCTGAGTTTCCAATTCGCGCTTGTACTCATCCATCTTCTGCTTCATGCCAATGCTCTGCAGCAGATTCTGCTGCGCTGCCGTGTAGCCCTGCTGGCCTGCACCATAAGCCTGACCAAGCGCCTGGCCGAGTCCAACTGGCACTCGGCTTGGTCCTGATGCCGCAAGCAGTTGCATGGCCGCTGCCATCACTCCCTGGTTCTGCATCTGCGCTCTTTGCTCTGGCGTCATGTACTCGTCAAGCGCGGATGCACCGCCAAACATATCACCCAGCAAGCCGAGTGTGCGGCGTGGTGCTGCTCCAGCTTGCTGAGATAGGTCAGGGTAAGCCTCGCCAAATGTCTGCAATGGAGGCTCTGACAGTTCTGGCAATTCAGCTTGCGGTGCTGCTTGCACTTGCGGCTGCGCAGACAGTGGCTGCATCTCGCCCATCAGTCCCGCGCTAGGAGTGAAGTCTCCCATTTGGGTAGGAGCGAAAACTCCCATATTGTTGAGATATAAACTCTCAGGACCTCTGCCGCGTGACATAAACCTAGTCGTTGGGCGGTAGTTCTGATTGAACCTTGTGGCTCCAACCCCACTACCAAGGTAATACTGGCTTCTTGGACCAAATTCCATTGGTTCACCATAATAGAAATCTGACAGTGTTGCCATCTTGTTCCCCTTATCCAAAGTATCCAAGCAGACCGCCAAGCAAAGCGCCGGTTCCACCGTAATCCGCACCGCCTAATTTCTGCCCTGCCAATGCACCACCCAATGCACCTGACAATGGGTTCGTGTAGTACGGTTGCGTCTGGGTCATCCCGAGATTTGGTAGCTGGGTGCTGAGTCCACCAGACGCAATCTGTAGCTTCTCCAGGCCGATGTTGCGCAGGGCATCCAACTGCGCCTGCTCCAACTGCTGACGCGCACCGCCCAGGCCCATCACCGCCTGGCCGCCTGAGATGTTCGCGCCCTTCGCGTACTGAGCCAACTGAGCAGCCCGGCCGTAACCAGCAGCACGCATCTGCGCAGCGGTATCAGCCGCCTGCTTGATGGCCGCAGCGTTTGTGAGTGACTCTGCGACGCCCTGGCGTGATCCACCGAATGCCTTGGCAGCAGTAGCCGCCTGACGGTCCTTTAGACGCTGAATGTCCAGTGCGCCACCGACATCAGCCAGTGAACGCTGAACCACCTCGTTCTCGTAAGGGTTCATAAACTGTTGGATTGACTCACCCGTGAACGGTGTCAGAGCCTCATTCGTGACTTGCTGCTCACCCGCCGTGTACAACGGGTTAAATCCTGCAAACTGCCGAACAGGTAGTGCACCCGCAACGCTCTGAGCCTGCCCGACATTGCGGAGATAGGCCGCCTTCAGATCAGGGTCAATTGCTGTGGTTGCTGTAGTGCTGCCGCCGCCTTTAGACATATCGTTCTCCTTACATTTCGAGCAAGCCGCGCAGCTTACCCTTTGAAATCTTGCCCGAGTTAATGGCCTGCATCAACTCGATACCGTACTTCTTGACCGCCTTGTCGTTCATGACAAACTCGCCATCCTTCAAGGCTCCATAGCCATCATCCGGACCCTCTGGGTCAGGTCCTCCCAAGTGCTGCATGGAGACGTAGCCGCCTTTTGCGAGACCGCCAGCATCTCGGCTTCCCCAACCAGCATTAAGACCAGAATTGTCGCCAGAATATCTTCCACCGCCACCACCAGTGTTACCGCCACTTAATGATTGATCTGACCGGATAGTCTCTGTAATGGGTTGTCGAGCAGCTTCTGCTGCCTGCGCTGCTTGTGCTGCGGCTGCTTCTGCTGCTGCTTGTTGTGGAGTTTTTGCTACGAATCCACCACGGGTTTCTCCAGGCGCTTGGACAAATCCAAATGATGCTGATGGGTCACTACCATACGCATCTGTATAACCCATGTATCTGCCAGCAGTAGGATCACCGGAACCACTATCAGGGTTTATTCCTTGCGCAATCAGTTTTTGCCTAGCAACAAAATCAGGTACTACACCTTTTTGCAATGCACCAGGCCAAGTAAATCCAAATATATTTTGGCCGAGTTGTGTGAACTTTGACCATCCTCGATTTTCAGCGTAGTAGGCTGCCTTTTCTGCATCAGTCAAAGCAGTCCACTCTGGGTTGTAGTCAGTGGGTAATCCTTGCCCACCACCAGCACGCGCTGGCTGAGCCATGATTTCCTCGTAGCGAGTGATTGGTGCAGCGTACGCTTGAGGCTGCGAAATGTCGTACCCTCCGGTGTAGGTGGACGGGTAACCACTGAATGAAAAAGGCTGCGCCTGCTGGTACTGCGCCATGATCTCTGCGTAACGGTTTCTTGTCGCCATCTCACAACTCCTTACTCAGAATATGCCACTTAGGCTCATATCCCTCATCTCCTAAAAACGTCCTTGCCCAACCCTTACGGCCAGCCAAGGTAACTCGCGTGCAACCAATCTGCTTACCCCAAGACTCGATGTGTGGTCGCATCCGCTTGAGTTCATCTAGGTCGCCGCCAGCAAGAAAATAGTGCAGATTCTTGAGTCGCGGATAGACAATGATCTCTGTGATGACTACGCTATTGACCCCAGGCCAAACCTGGAATCTGTTCTCCTCTACACCCTGCGCAACATCTTGAAGAGTGTGGGTTCCTGCTGAGTATTCTAAGGCGGCTTCAACGTGTTGTGCCAACCGCCAGAAATCCTCCATTACCGTTTCCCTGCCGACGTAGCCTCCAGCCGCATCACGCCGACCCGCCAATCTTCCAGGACATTACCGGTGACCTTCATCTTGACTGACCGGCCTGAGAACCTGGCGTCGGTCGGAGCCTTGGCGCTGAATGGGCCGTAGCTGGACTCTGCCGATGTCGGGTACATCCTGGCCGTGAATGAGATCAGGACCTCGCCCAGCGTCTGCTCGTCAGGGATCACCGACCTGACGGCCATCACGTTGTAGCCGTTCCCGAGTTCAATCGGACCGGACTGCGCGTAGGGAGCCACCGAGTCGTAGGTGTAGCCGATCTCGTGGTCGTAGATGTACCCGTCGGTGCTGACAAACATAGGGTTGGCGAATACCGCCCTGTCAGTCCCCGCCGTACGCGCCAACAATCCGATGGACCAATGGCCTTCACGGTAGTTGTAGGTGACATATGAGTCATTCTCGTTGGAGGAGATGGACGGGTAGAACCAGGTCACCTCACCATACTGCGAGTTATGGACGGCGTAGACCTTGGACGATTGAGACAGGTTGATGTTCTGGAAGACGTAGTCTCCAACGTCGCACGTCATGGGCTTCACGAATCCATCGTAGGACCAGAATCCCGACTTGCTCATCCACATCGCGGAGGTGTCGATGGCGGCCACAGCCTGCGCGGAGATGACACCGCAACCGCTACCAATCTTCTCGAAAGAATAGACGTAGGGCAGGCCGATGTAGCTTGCAACGTGCGCGTCCACGTCTGTAAACAGGATGTTGACGCCACGCACGCGCTTTCCGCACTTTAAGGCTCCGACTGACGGTATCTCAAAGTCACCCGCCTGGTTGGTGGCTGCCGCCGTCCAGGTCGTATTGTTTTCCTGGTCCGACCACTTCACCAGGCGCGGGTTACCCGACGCGCCCAAAGCGAACATGATGCGCTCGCTGGTGACCATCAGCGCCGCGCAGCTTGTGGGTGCGTTGGTGATGGCGGCTGCAATGGTTGGCGTAGCGAAACCCAACTGCCACTCGTACAGCTTGCCGTCTGTGCTGCTGCATCCGACCAGGTATTCGCCCCAAGTGTCCAGGCTCCAGGTGGTTGCCGGTGTAGCAAGGCCGGTGTCAGGGCGCTGAGTGCCGTATGCGTACAAGCCATAGGCAGCGTTACCGTAACCCGTCTTGATAACTGAACTGGCCTCGCCTGTCGTAAACCCTGTCGGCGTGATGTCCTTCAGGACTCCGGCAGCAGACATGACGTACAGCTTGGAGTGCGTACCGGCTCCAATCCATCGGTCTCCACCGTTATCACGCCAAGTTATAAGACCTCGGCACATACCAGTCATCTGCGACGTGGAATGCTTTTGCCACCCACCAATGGGGCGCAGGGTGTTTTCAAACCAGCGAACCAGGTTGGCGTCGTACCATCGGCCAGCCGACTGATACTCAGTGCCGTTGCGGTACACGCCTGGGGGAATCTTAAGAGGGATGAGTGCCATGATTACACCGATAGGTTGGAGACAAACGACAGCGTGGCTACAGCGGACGCTGTGGATGGTCTAGTGGGTGACGTACCAGCAGCATATGCCGGTATAAATACTGATGTGCTGTCAGTTGACCACCATATCTCAATATAGTCGTTTGCTGACAATGTCAGGTAGTAATTCCACCCAACAATGTTGTGATAGAACTCAGTCGCGCTTTTTCTTGCTGCGAGTCCAACTAAACCAGTTGATCCAGTAATGTTAGTGCCATTCTTCTTGAGCCAGATGCTCATGTCTTGCATAGAGTTGGTGTTGTTCTCCACCTGAACGCTGAATTGCAAGTTATAGATTCCACTCTGAGCCACTGTCAGTTTAGTAGTGCTGGCTACTGTGACTCCATTACTAAAATCTGTCGTGTTGAACTTGAGCGCAGTGGCCGTGTTGGCTGCTGCTGTCTGCGTTGTAGTGTCCTCAAATGCGCCATAAGGAGCGTTGAGGTACTTACCCCCACGCGGTCCGAATAACGCTCCCAGAGCGTTTGTGATGCGGGTGGCGTAGTTCCCGATGTTGCTGAATGTCTGGCTGAAGTACAGGCGGTCATACACCTCGCCAGGGTTGCCGATATTCGGCTGCGCTGGCGTTGTGATCTGGCCGGTGTAGTCGGTCATATGTTTCGTTCAAAGTGCGGGCAGTCTAGCAGTGACTTAAAGTTTCCACCCCACCGATTCTTAGGGTGCAGGCTCTCCCAGTACGCGCCAACCGGAGCCAGGATAGCCTTGTCCCAGATGATCTTCCCGTCCTTGAAAAAGTTCAAGTCCATCGCGCATCGCTTGAGGTGGATGCTGTTCATGGTCTTAGACCTACCCGTCTTGACGTAGATGGCTTGCTGCTCAGGTGTACGCGCCAACTCGCCACCAGTGACCATAAACCCCAGATCTGTGGCGTGCTGGGTCAGCTTGCACATATCCAATAGGAATGCGGCTTGCTCTTGACTTAGGCTCATATCACCTCCAATTTTTTGGGTTCTTCATCAGTCTCGCCGTGAGACAACTTCACGCCTGCTAGTAGGCCAATAAAGCCACCGACAATGGTTTGAAATGCTGGGCTGATTAGCTTGAAGATTTCAGTGTTGTCAACTTTTTCGTCAAACAGGCCAGCCATTAAAACGCCAACCATGCCAACAACAACAATGCAAAGGGTAAAGCTGACCATAAGGGTGACGAGGAAAGTCAACTTGGCTTTCATTTGTTGCTCCTCATTTCAGCTAGCTTCTCTACCGTTCTGCCTCCAAAATACGCCCCCATAATGAGCATGCCCCAATTCCCTAGGAGAGTTACGTAGCTTTCATTTGCGTTGAGTCCATATGCAGACATCATGGCAAACAGGAAATACCCCATGAAGATGGCTATAAGGCTCATGGGACGTATGTTCTTTGAGAGCCATGAATCCGAGTTCATGTCTGCCTGCCAGCGGTCTGTTACGTTATCCGCATCACTCTGTGCGGCTTTGGCAAACAATTCCAACTCGGCCATCTCCAACTTGGCCTTTTCGATGCCCAACTCAATCAGGCGCTCTTCATGGTGAAACTGCAACTCCCGCAGCTTCTCAACGTCTGCTGGTGTCGGGTTATCTGGAATCTTGACGCCCAGCGTGTTCTCGACCACCTCCTTGCCTTTGGCCTGGATAGCGGAAGAAAGCAGCCCCAGACCGCTTTCCGCAAGAGTACCGAGTAGTGCGCCAAGAATTGGAATCATTAGAGACCTCTGTTAGTGATAACGTGAAACGTGATGCTGATCAGTGGGACAACGATAGCGGATGCACCGGAGATCCAGAGTGTGTTCATAATGATCGCAACCTTCATCTCTTTGTCCTTCTGCTTGCGTTCTGACTCTTCTCTTTCCATCGTGTTGCGCTCCTTTATCATCCTAGTGCGCTCTGCCATCATCTCTTCCCAGACCGGAGCATTGCCACTATAGAAGAGTATGTCCTTCAGTTCCTTCTCATGTTCCCGTAGCGCCTTAGATGCCAGTGCAATCTGGAGAGCCTGGGCGCTGATCTGTGCATCTGTCTTTCCTATGCTCGCAATCCTGGCTTTGCTGCTCGCTAGGTGAACTGTATCCGCTGCTTGATAAAAACCGCTGAATTCTTTATAGAGGCCGTGGATGTCTTTACCAAGAGCAATGGCTTTTTTATGCCAGCGACAGCAGCTTGTGCCATAGCGAATGCGGTGAACGGGTCCATTACTTCTTGTTCACAACTACCCAGCGGCAGATGCGTCCATCTTTGTCAGTGAATTCATTTGCGCCCATCTTCTTGTCCTCATCTTTCTTAGGGATACGACAAACCAAAACCGTCTTTGTCTCAGTGTTCGGCCAGGGGTTTTCCGCTGATACCACCTGATCCATCACTTGTCGGCCTTGTTCTCTAGCTTGTCAAAGATTCGCTCCAGAGTCGCGTCAATCTTGTCCAGGCGGCTCTCAATGTCGATCTTGCTGACGTAGTTCTTTGGCAGATCAATCTCAACGGCCTTGATGTCATTCTTCAATGACTTGACAGAGTCCCAGATTTCCTTACACCACCACCCGACGGCGACCAGGATAGCGCCACCGATGAAGTTGAACATTGGCTGAAATTCCATTACGTCACCTCAATCCAGGATTGAGTAGACTCATCCCATGAATGCATTTTCCCGTTATTTGGTACTGCGACAGGCGCGGTCCATTGGCAATTTTCCTCAACCAGTGTCCAGCTTGGAAATGGTTGTGGAGGGATAAAAGCATCCCGTTGCGAGTCATAGGCAAACCCGACTCCAGCGTAGTTTTTGCGGATTTTGCCGTTGTAGCTGGTTTGCTTCCAATCGCCACCAAACAGACGTTCACAAAAAGCCGCACCGATGTACTCTTTCTCTGTGCCATATGCGTCAGCAGTGTCCTCATTGCCAACCACAATCACTTGCGTGACGATGCCGTTTTCAATCTTTGCAAAGTGTGCCATTACATCTCCAATCAATTCAACTTGAGGATAACAATGCCGGAGCCGCCAGAACCGCCGGTTGTTGTACCACCCCCGCCACCTCCACCGCCAGCGCCAAGGTTAGCCGTTCCAGCTACGCCATTATTGCTTGTGGCTCCTCCATTGCCGCCGCCGCCGGAGCCGCCTAATCCACGGGTTGATTGTGTTGTAGCACCACCTCCACCACCGCCTGCATAAGTGACAGAAGAACCTGTGATGCTGTTTGCAGTGCCCGCACCGCCCGCACCTGATTGACCGTTTGTACCCGCAGCGCCCACTGCACTAGACCCACCGCCGCCGCCCGTTGTGCTGTAGGATGCATTGTCAGTAAATCCTTGACCGCCAGCAAAACCTTGGGCTGGGGATGTAGATGGGGTATTGCCTGCACCGCCAGCTTGTGTGCCGCTATTTGCCGCACCGCCGCCGCCACTACCACCAGCAACGCCAATGCCAGAACTAACGCCGCCGCAGCCCCCGCCACCACCACCCGCTGAAGTAATAGAGCTAAAAATGGAATTGCCGCCGGACGCGCCCGTTGATGTGCTTCCAGCACCGCCAGCGCCCACCGTGACTGTATAAGTTGTGCCTGCTGTTACCGCAAACGATGCCCCTGTCCGATAACCTCCCGCGCCACCAGCGCCACCGCCAGCTTGATTGTCAGCTATGCTTTCTCCACCTCCTGCGCCACCGCCCGCCACCACCAAGTAATCAACGGTAGAGATGCCTGCTGGTGCTGTCCATGTCGCAGTAGACAAGAATTCAATGACTGTACCTTTTGGCACGGTATAAGACAAGATAACAATGCCGGAGCCGCCAGCAGACCCTGTAACATACGGAGGTGCTTCACCATTTCCTGCGCCGCCACCGCCTCCAGTATTAGCGGTTCCTGCCACAGACACTGTGGACGTTCCTTGTGTTCCATTGCCGCCGCCACCAGCGCCGCCTGTTCCTTTGATTGCACCGCCGCCGCCGCCACCTCCAGCGTATGTCACGCTTGCACCGCTTATGGTGCTTGCAGTTCCTGCGCCACCATTGCCAGCATTTGTTGGTTCATTTTGCGCTTGTCCAGCAGAGGTTGCACCGCCGCCACCGCCGCCCCAATTTCCACTCGACCCTGTGCCAGCACCACCGTTGTTACCTTGAGACGGTGATGTTGAAGGTGTATTACCAGTTCCAGCCGTGGTATATCCTGCGCTTCCACCACCGCCGCCAGAACCACCATTATTTCCAGCATGAGCAGCAGAACTGCTTGCGCCACCACCGCCGCCTGTAGAGGTAATGGTTGAAAAAACAGAATCAGAACCATTGCTACTTGCGCCGCCGCCAGCACCAACAGTTACGGTGTAGGTTGTGCCAGCCGTCACAGATAATGCTGTGCCGGTTCTAAATCCACCAGCCCCCCCACCACCGCCATTAGCAGAACCTGTAACACCTTGCCCGCCGCCGCCACCACCAGCCACAACAAGGTAGTCAACAGCAGTAACACCAGTAGGGGCTTTCCATGAGCCGGACGCAAGAAACTGCTCAATGACTAAGTAGCCCCCCGCGCTGCGGGTGATAAAGAAGTTTTTAGACGCAAACATTATGCAAACGCCTGTGCTGCATTGCCGTACCAAACAGAGCCATTAGCCACAAAGCTGATGATGTCCACAGCCGATGCAGTTGCCGTAATGGTCGGCGCAGTACCGCCAGGCCATTTCACGCCGGTAAATGTCGCTGTGGTCATGCCGGAAGATGCCTGAGTCAGAATCAGAATGAACGATTTGCCAGCAGTTGCCGTAGGCATGGTGAACGTGCAAGGCGTAGATGCCGTGAGGGTTGCAGTCAACACCGTGCCGTTTGTCAGCGCCAATGTGCTGGATGCGCCTACAGTTCCAACTGCCTGGACAGTCTCAACATAGTTGGTTACCGTTGGGTTAGTCAGGGTTGTAGTTCCACTGATAGTATTAGTTCCACTGGCAGTAAGGGTTCCTGTTGCAGTAAGCGTACCGGCAACTGCCAGGGTCTTGCCTGACCCAACTTTAAGACCTACGCTAGTTCCAGTACCATCCGACGCGAACAATGCGTCAACCGAGTCCAGGTCGGAATTGATCTTAGTTCCCCAAGTGTCGGTGCTTGCGCCAACCTCTGGTTTGGTTAAGAGTAGGTTTGTCGTTGTCGTATCAGCCATGATTTACCTCTATGCGGCCACTTGCCACGTTGTTGCATTATCGGATATATCTGACCATGTTTCACTTGTGTCAGATACCGGAGTCCAACTCTCTGACGTATTCGCAATAGGCGTCCACGTCTCTGATGTGTCAGGTATCGCGCTCCATGACTCAGAAGTATCAGGTATCGCGCCCCACCCAAAACCTATCACTGTCCCAACCGCGCCAGTTGCGCCGTTACCCATTATCTCAACTGAGATGACATTTGCGACAGTTCCAACTGATCCTGTCCCGCTGACTCCTGTCACGTCCTGGAACGATATGACTTCAGCGGATACAGTCCCGACCGATCCGGTGGATGCGTTTCCTGTTACCGCTACAGACCTGGTGCTGGATACTGTTCCTGGTGAGAATGTTGCGCTATTGCTGGCCGTGTCGATGGCGTCAATCTGAGCGACGCTGCCGACCGACAAGGTGGCCGAGTTACCAGTAGACGCCTTCGCAGTCTCTGCCGTTATAGTCCCAATGGATAGGGTGGATGCGTTGCCGGTGATGGCAACCGAGTACGTTATCCCGACAGTGCCGACATTGCCTGTACCAATCGTCCCATCCTCTTGGATTGACCTATCAGACAGCAGAGTACCAGGGGATAGCGTAGACGCATTCCCACTGATGCCGATGTTGCTCTTGCCATAGGCTCCATACCCGTATGTACCGGAGCCATAAGTGCCTGCAAGGATCGGATACTTACCAGACCCGTAGGCTCCAGAACCGTATGCAGCCACCGCGCTGCTCCTTCAGTTACGCCAGCCGGATCAGGCCGGTGCTGGAGTCGTTGGTGGGCATGGTCAGAGTGAACGTTCCGGCGGTAACTGTCTGCGATCCAAATGTGTGGACGCTCACCGCCTTGTTGCTCTGAGTCGAGTTGTATATCAGGACAGCATCAAACGCTGTGGATAGCGTGACATTGCTGAAACTGATGGACGCGCTGGGCGTGATAAACGCCGTGGTGCTTGTTGATGACGGTGCAGTGCCAAAGGTGACCGTTACGCCTCCTGCGGTATAGCCAGTGCCGGACACTTCATTACTGCTGCTGTAGGCCGTTGTAGCGGCTCCCAGGCTGCCTGCTGTGGTGTACAGCGCGGCCTTGAACGTGTCTGCTGTGGATACAGTGTGCGCTGGCACTCCGGTCCCATTAAATGCGTGTACAGCGTTGAGCAAATCAACCTTGAACGATGTACACATTGCTTGCGTGTTCGCCATTTTTTATCCAATCATTTGAGTTATGCCCTCGCTGAACACGTTGCGCTTGAGCGTAACGTGAACAGACCGATGCACCATTTCACCAGTTAACCAGTACTCGGTAAACGAAATTGTCTCGTTGTCAGTCTCGTCTGAACCCTCGCGCTTTTCAAGCAGCGAGTCATCCATCTCACCCTTTGTAGTGGTCACTATCATCCGAATGTCCTTGCTCTTGCCATCAACGCGCCGCCCGTCATGGAACCGCGCTCATCAGCCAGGTTGAGTGCGTCTATTCCCTTTTGGTACAGGCCAGCCCATATCTGGATTCTCGCATCATCCTGTAGGTACGGCGCGGCCTGGAGCAGCGAACCGTAAAGGTACACATCAGGCGAGAGAGTCAGCAGCCAGTTGGTCGTGTTCGACGTGGACAGCTTGCTGAGTTTCCCGTAGTAAATCAACTCGGAAACGTAGGATGTGTCTGGGACAGGCAGGACGCGGATCTGTCCACCAATCACGCAAAAATACTTAGGCTGGCCGCTGGCGCTGTAGCTGACTTGCAAGTCATCCATCGCGTTGATGCTCTGGAATAGCAGCGGGGAGATGGGGTTCGTACCCGTCAGCTTGAACGATTTAGCCTCTAGGTAGTCGCTTGGGAGTGCGCTGTATTCGTCGCTGATGGTGGCGTTGGCCCTGACAATCATCTGCCTGGTGCGCAGATCGCGCTCCATCTGAGCCTCGGCCAGAGATACAAAGTCGGTGATGGCAGACGTGAGATCGCTACGGTTGAGCCAGTCGGCCACCGAGGCTTTCAGTTCAGCGTAGGTGCTAAGTGCCATGCTCTGCCTTTTCCTTCTCGATGTCCCGCATCATCCAGGTGTGGTCGTGCTTGAATTCAAACGTCCCGATGTGGCCTATCTCTTTGCTCACGTCGTGGTCTATGTAGATTCTAAACCCTGCCGCCTGCGCCTTACGGCAGAAGAAGATGTCCTCTCCGATGTAGCCGCGCTTGTCGGTGCGCCAGGGCGTCTCAAACCACGGCTCTGTCAGCTTCTCAAATACGTTGCGCTTAATCAGCATCACGCCCATGCCGATGCTTCCGACTTCCTCGATGCCGGTTGACTCTGGCATTGTGTAGACCAGTTCGCGCTCTCCATCAGGGCCGTACTTCTGTGCGGTCGGTCCAGTAGGGATGCGTCGGCGTGCGCAGTTGGTCGCCACAATGTCCAGGTCATGCTTGAGCAGGCGCTCCACCATGTCCTGCGGGAACGTCATGTCTGAGTCAATGAACAGGATATGCGTGCAGCCCTCGCCCATCGCATCCAGCGCCAGGTCGGCACGCTGGTTTTGAATCAGAGTACCCTGCATGATCTTCAAACTCACTGCATCTGTCGTGTTCAGCGTGTGATAGCAGACCATATTCACCAGGCAATAGGTAAAGTTGGCGTGAACCATGTCACGGGCTGGGGTGCAGACTGCAATGTAGTTATTCATACTTGTCCAGGTCTCGTTCTGAAAAATCTGTTGTCGGGGTCATTGAGCCAGCGTTTCATGTACGCTTGATCGTCCAGCTTGCCCTCGGCCTTGAGTTGGTAGTAAACAGCCTCTGGAATGCTGGCGACGTGATGCCATTCACCCTTCCAGTTTGCTCGCTCATCTACCTTATTGAAATCCGCCTTGTTTGCTTCAACAACTGCTGTGACATCCTGCTGAGTCTGAATCGTTGCTTGGCCGGTTTCATCGTTGAAATGCCAAAAACGGGTGATACCCGCATCCTTGTTTTCGTCAAATACTTGTTTATTCATGCGTTAAAAAAGGGACCAGGTTGCCCTGATCCCTTCCACTTGATTACGATGTAACCAGGTCAGCAGCCAGGCCGTGGGCATTTTCTGCCAACACCTTATGTCCAAATTCGACCAACAGCATGGCTTTCTCGGCGTCGCCTGTTTTAGCAAGATCGATTTTTTGATAAGGACGCAACACAGTCATCTTGGCGTACTCGGGGTCGAGTACCCATGCATCACGCTCACGTTGAAAACGATTTGCGATAACGCTAACTTGACCGAAATCGCTGACGTAGATGTCAACAGCGCCGATCAAAGTAGCAGGCTTCTCGCCACCGTTGATGTTGTAACGGCTGGAGGCGATACCAGAAAAACCGCTGACGCGCTGCTTGTTAACAGGACCAGTCATCAGAATCTTTGGCGTGCCGCCAGCAGTCCACACTTGCTGAATAACATTCTTGAGAATGGTCTCAGTAAAGGTGCGGACGTTGCCGTCAGTGCGTGCGCTGTTTGGCAGCGTGGTGTACGACGGATTAGCGCCGTTGGTCTGCATATCGACGTTGGTCTTAATGAAAGCGCCAAGAGATGCAGTACCGCGTGCAACGCTAGTGCTACCAGCAGCAGCCACCGCGCCGTTCAGCATGGTGAATTCTTGATCGCGACGAAGTTCAGAACCCCGCTTCGCAATTTGATAGGCTAATTCTGAACGACGCCCTGCCTTATTGACCACCTCTTCAGTCGCGGACAAAATGATGGTCTTGCGCGAAATCTGAGCGTAGTTTTGCAGGCGAACAGTTGCGACTACAGCGTCAAAAGAGGAGACATCGTCACCCTCAATTTGTTTGTTAGCTGCGGCTGCTGCCAGCGTATCGGTCTGCCACTCAAACAGAGAGTTGCTGATGGACTCGCGGCCAATGTTCGATTGGTACGGTACATCTTCCGGTGCTATGTTAGTAATAATATTCGAGAGATCTTCCCGAATACCCTTTGCGTCAAAGGTAGTAAATGTGTTGGTTACGATTGCCATAATGTTCTCACTTCAATAAAAGTTCAATTGCCGATGCCGCATCTTGTACGCGGCCACTTTTTGCAAGACGTTGTTTTGCGCGCGTTGACTCGCTTGTCGTGGAGACTCGACCCGCTGCACCTGGCTTGGCTGGTCTTGGGCCATTGTTGACTACCGGCTTGATGTTGC